CTGCGCCCATTAAACCTAATACTTCTTCGTTTTTAATTACTTTAGCATTAGTTAATTCACTTACATTAATAAATTTACCTTTTAATGGAAAAGCTCCAAACTTTTGAGAATCTCTAAATTTACGTACCGCTGATAATGCCGATAAACCTTCAAATATTCCTAATATACAATGATTTCTTTGTCCTTTTGCTTTTGCATCAATTAATTTTTCAACTTTAGTAGAAGATAAATTTTTATTTAATTTTCTTAATTCTCTTCTTTCTTCTGCAGATTTTTTCTTTTCTAACCAATCTAAAACATTTTTAACTATATCAGATTCAAATACTGCCTTCATAAAGGTATCTGATACTATATGTTCTGTACCAAAATCTATTTGAGCTGTTATAAGTTTTTCCTTTGTTTGGGATCCAAATGAACTATTAATAACAGTAGCATTAACAAATAAAAACATATATTGTTTTAGTTCTGATGGTTTAACATCTATTTTATATTTCTTTTGTATTTTATCTCGTAACCAATTTATTATTTGATTAATTATATAATCAACATGAGTTCCACCTTCCTTTGTTTCAACTGAATTAACAAATGAAACGTGTCTATAACCATCTTTTGATAATCCTAACCCTATTTGCCAATCTTTTGATTTTTCGTAAAATACATGTGGAACATATAATTCAGTATATTTATGAAAATCAGAATATTTTAATAATTTTTCATTTAAATATATTTTAAGATTAGGATTACAGGCTGCAATATCTATTAATCGTTTTGTTATAATATCTTTACTAATTTCATCTATACCTATTTTTAACATTCCAAATTTATCTAAATCTGGATAATAAATTATTTCAGTATAATGTTTTGTAGTGGTTTTAATAATAGGATTAGATCGTTTACGCATGTTTTCAGTAAATTCCTGTTCAAATGATTTTTCACCATCTGCAGTTTTAACAATAAACTTTTTACTAAAAATATTTGTAAGTGTTGCTCCTTCACCGTGCAAGCCTGCTCCTGTTCGATCATCAACATCATTAAAATTACTGCCTGCTTTTAATTCAGAAAATAACATTTCCGGTATATAAATATTTTCTACTGGATGTATTTCTACTGGAATTCCACCATTATCCCATATTGATATAAAATTTTCAGTTGTATTAATTGTAACTTTAATTGTATTTAATAGTGAATCTTTATTTTTGAATTCATCAACTGAATTTGAAATAATTTCATCAAATAATTTCAAAAATCCAGGATTGAATGTAATATCGTAAAGTTCAAATTTTTGAGAATCTTCATCAAATAAATATGATTCTCTTTTATGAAATGAAGTAGATCCAATATATCGTCCAGGTCTTAAAAGAACATGATCTACATCATCTAATTTTTTGTATTTATTTGCTAAAAAATCTTTTGATTTTTTCATATAGAAAATATAAAATATTAAATATTAAATTTATATGCTAATATAATAATAAAGTTTCAAAAATAAAACGATAGAAATAAAAAAAGCCACATAATTTTCATTATATAGCTTTTTTTAATTTTTTAAAACTTATTATTTTTTGATTCCTAAATCAAGACTTAAATCATTTGCATATTTAACAGTCATGAAATCTACTAATTTATTTGCTCCATTACTATTGCCTTGAGATTCACCCATTACTATATTTGGTACCCAATTTCCTGTATATCCTTTAACAGCATCAGCCCAATATTTTTGTACATTTTCATATGTTTCTAATTTTTGCTTTAGAGCACCATCTGCTTGCATTACTAATCTTTTATAAGTTGCTTCTCCCTCACCACGTAGTGTTTGTTCTTTCTTATAGTATTCAGCTTCTTCTGCACCTAATCTTGCTACTTCTTTTGTTTGTTCAGCTTCAGTTACCATTTTAGCTTTTATAACCTCTTGATCCCATTTAGCTTTAGCTGCAGATGCTTTACCTTCTTCTTCTACTTTAATAGCATTTTGTTCAGCTTTCTTTGTTTCAGCAATAGCTGTTTGAACATCCATTATAGCCTTTTGTTGAGCTTTAATTTGTTGATCAACTACTTCATCATATACAATTTTATTAATAGATAAATTATAAATACCGATACCTATATCAGCAAGAGGTGATTCACCTTGTCTTTTAAGAGTATTAGCAGTTGTATCTTTAACTATTTCTACAACAGTAACAGTCTTTTCTTTTCCAGATAATGGATCTATACCTTTAACTTCTTTAGTAGTTGTTTTATAAACTCCATATGCTGCTTGATCATCTATAAATGACAATAAATCATTTCTACGTTCAGCATAAGATTCTTTTGAACTCATTAATGGGCCTGTCATATAAACAGATTTTTCTATTACTGTTCTAATTAATTGTTGTTCTACTGCTTCTTGTGAACCATATAACATATGAATTTTACTCATATTAGTCTCATCCATTGGTAATTTAAAACGAATACTACCTGAAATTTTAGCATGCCCACCATCATTAAAACGAATTTTAATACTTTGATCTGCAGCACTACCTTGATCAACTGCAGATGAAAACCAATACTGTGATTCTTTTTTGTAATGTTGTGCTGTACCAAAATTTTGATACTTTAAACCTGGCGAAAAATAGAAATGTAATTCTCCGTCAACTGGATCTTGTATTACTACAATTTCATCGGCATCTACACTTTCAACTATACTGCCTGAAAGTGCAATTAATACTATTGCGGCAATTGCAAATAAAACGAGGAAAAATAATTTTGTTCCTCTGGGTTTGATTGAATCTGTCATTGTTAATTTAAATTTAAGTGAATATTAATTATTTGGTGTTATTGGTGTTTCGTTTTCATTCTTTTTGTTAGTTGTATCATGCCCATTACATTTATCGTCATGACAACATTTACAATCTTTCTTTTTATAAAAAATTGATTTGAAAATACTAAATAATGGTTTATTTGTTAAAATGGGAATTAATATATCAAAAATTGCCCATACTAAAATTACTATTGGAAGTAAAACTCTTATAAAAAATAATATAATCATAATGCAATAAATTAATTAAACTTGTATGTAAATATAATAAAAAAGAATTTAATTAAAAATATATAGTTTAATTTTAAATTAATTTGTAAATATAATAAAAAAGAAAGGGTATAAATTAATTTATACCCTTTAAAAATTATAATTCTGATGGATGTAATCGAACAGAATCTATAGTTAGATTTTGTTCATATCCATATTCTGTTTGTAATGTTACACCCTCATCTGGCCAACCTGGATCACCAGCATAATGATATGATTTCATATATTTTTTTTCTTCATATTCATCTCCAGCAACCCATATTCTTTTACCTTTACATAATGATAGTACTTTTTCATTACGATCTATTTTAGCCCATACATAATAAAGAATATTATGTTTTTTAGTATATTTAATCTCTGTTAAATATTTTATATCATTTTCAAATATCATAATAAATAATCTTTTTATTCTTATATATTACATTTTTCCGACTCAATAGCGATAAATTTTATATTGGGTAATTAAAAAATGTTTTGGATTACCCAGGTTATTTTTATAAATTATTGAATATTTAATTGTTGATTAGTAACTCTGACTTTAAGTTCACCTTTTATTTCATTAATTAATTCATCTAATTTACTAGACATGTTATCCATAGATAATTTAAGAGATGTTAGATCAGCAACTGCTTGTACAGTTGCTGATTTTGTTGGTGCATTCGTAGGTTCATTTTTAGTAATTGCAACAGGTGTTACTACTGCAGCAGATTTAGTACTAGATTTAAACATATTATTTATTTTATCTGAAAATTGTCCTATTAAATCTAAACCTTTTTCTATACCAGTACTTATACCTTCTGATATTCCTGATGCTATACCATCTCCACCAACTTTAATTTCATATTTGTATATTTCTGAAATACTATCAAACATAGTATTCATTTTATCTACTTTACGTATATTTAAATCATTAATTGCTTCTTTAAAATCTGCAGTACTTTTAGCTATTCTTTCAAAAGATGATGCAACTTTATCCATTGCATTTGCATGTTTAGCAATTGCTTCAACCATACCTGCAAAATTTTGTGGCATAGTTTCAGTTAATAATTTTACAGTATTTTTATCTCTTAATTGATCTTTAGTTAAATTATATACTGCTAATAAACCAAGAGGAGCTGCCATTATTATATGTTTAACGTTACTTGCTAATAATTCAGCATCATCAAACTTTGAAATTCTTTCTGTTATATCAATAAGATTGTCAAATTTTCCATCTAACATTTCAATTATTTCAACACCTTTTTTAATATTATCTATTCCAAATATATTGTATTTTAAATGTGTAGCTTTATCATCAGATCCTAATAATCCTATAGGAAAAGTTAATCCTCTAATCATAGAATTAATATTATTTTCAAATAATCCAGGCGCTAAAAGTATTCCATTTTTGTCGTATACTCCAAATATTCCATCATTTTCAGTTCCAATTTTAATTATATCATCTACTACTCCAATTAATACTCCAAATCTATTTCCTATATTTTCTATTACATCTAATCCATTAGTCATATCTGAATCAGTAAACCAACCATGTTTAGCACTATCTTTAGAACCTACTTCTCCTATAGTTTTAGTTAATCCCATTACCATAGCTTTAATATTTTTATCAACTACAGCAATTTTATTTTCATCTAATTTAACGTCACCAAATGTTAAATTAGCCATTTTTTCAACCATTGTTGCTAAATTTAAAAGAGGTTCACCAATATTTTTAATTTGATTAATACCTTTTTCAATATTAGATTCTCCGAAAAACCAATCAGTTTGTGCACCACCAGATGCACCTAACTCACCAAATATTCCAGTTAATCCACCAGTACGTTTTCCATTTTTATCTACGTATCCACTAATTATAGATCTAATATTATTTTGAACCATTGCAATATGTCCTGGTGTTATTTGAATTTCATGACCATTATACATAAATTTAAGCCCGGCCCAATCTATAATTGCTTTAGCTAATTCTGATAAAGGTTCACCCATTCCTTTAATTGAATTGATACCTTTTTCAATATTAGATTCTCCAAACCACCAATCAGTTTGTGCATTGGGACTAGCACCTAATGTTCCAAATACTCCAGTTAATCCTCCTTTGCCATCTTCCCCACTTATTATCATTTTAATATTTCTCTCAAGATTTCTAAAGTCTCCACGTCCTAATTTAAATTCTTTTCCATTTAATGTAAATTTAAGATTTGCCCAGGATTGAACTCCATAAGCTAAACTAGAAAGTACTTCTCCCATTCCACTTACCATTCTTATTCCTTTGGAAACTGGATCACCACCCATAAAACTTAATACTAATCCTGTTAAACCTGATCCTCCAAATTTTATACCTATATCTCCAAATGCTTTAGCTACTACCATTGTGATATAAGCTATATTAAGTCCTAATGTTTTTATATCAATTTTATCTTTTACTAATTGTGTAAATTTAGCAAGACCTTCTCCTATTGTTATTAATGATAATCCTGCCATTATTAATGCTGGTGCTACTGCATATATTTTAAGTGTATCTTTAAATCCTATACTAGAAAAACCATTAGTAACTGATTGTAACATTATTTCTAAATTAGTTTTCTTTCTATCTAAAGAACTTGGTAAAAATAATTCTCTACCTTCATTATATACTTTACTCATAATAAATAAACCACCCGCAATTAAAACTAATGCACTACCTGCAACTATCATAGCACCAGCACCTAATGTTATAAATGCGGCAATTACTGGTATACCTGCTGCAGCCATAGCAGCCCCTAATCCAACAATTACAGTTCCCATTAATGCAGTCATTTCCCAAGGACTATCTACTTTAGATAATGCATCCATAAATATCCAAACTCCTGCACTTATAACACCTAAAGCTGCTGCTGCAATTAACATTACTTCTGCACCTTTTTTAATAGAATCATTTACTCCTTTTAATCCAGCTACTGCCATTACAGCTCCTAATCCAACTACAATTGCTCCCATTATTGCAATCATCTCCCAAGGATCTCCTTTAATTCTGCCTAAGCCTTCTATAAATAAAAATATACCTGCACCTATTGCGCCTATTGCTGCGCCTGCATATAACATCGAAGTAGCTCCATTTTTTATAGAATCACCTCCAAATTTACCTATAATTGCTAAAGCCGTACCAAATACAACAATTGCAATACCTGTCGATATAATCCATTCTAACGGTAGTGCTTTTGGATCATTAGGCAGTGCTTGAAATATCCATGCTAATGATACTATTGATGCACCTATTACGTCAAGCTGAAGTGACGTATAAAGAAGATTTTTAATTTTTAATTTACTAAATATTAAATAAGTTAATCCAAATAATGAAACTGCAATAGCGGCTTTTAATGACCATGCATATGGAGGTGATTTAAATTGTTTTTCGTCAGGAAGAGCTTTAAAAGTCCAAGCTAAAAGTACAATAGCTACACCAATAATGCCCATAGCAAGAGCAACTAAACCAATAGATCCTATATCAGCTCCTTTAATATTTCTAATTAATATAGCCATTCCAATTGAAAATGCTGCTACTGCTAATCCAGCTTTAAGACTCCATGCAAATGGAGGAGATTTAAATGCTTTTTCTGTGGGCAAAAACATAAATAAATATGCTAAACCTATTACTCCTAATCCAATACCTAACATAGCTAAAGTAGCCAATCCTATTTCTTTTAATCCAAGTTTTTGTCCTAATTCATTTTCACCTTTTATTGATTTAATTAACATTGACATTCCAATTGAAAACATAACAGCTGCTAATCCTACTTTAAGAATCCACATTAATGGGGGAGCTTTAAATGCTTTTTCAGGAGGTAAAGCCATAAATAAAAATGCTAAACTTAAAATAACTGTACCAATCATACTCATTGCAAAAGTAGCCAATACTATTTCTCTAAATCCAAGTTTTTGTCCCTTTGTTTCTGTAAGTGTATCACCATTAAGTACAGTTTTATCTTTACCATTCATTACTTTCATAAGCATTGCCATTCCTTTTCCAAATATATACATAGCAATCCCTACTTTAAAAGTCCACATTAATGGTGGAGATTTAAACATTTCTGCTGTAGGTAATCCTAAAAATATAAATGCCATACTTATTATAGAACCTGCTACCATTAATTGAGCTAAAGTAGCCATTCCTATTTCTCTAAGACCTAATTTCTGTCCTTTAATAGTTTCTGTACCTACACCACCTTTAAGTATTGTTGAATCTTTACCAGTCATTACTTTTAAAAATACTGCAAAGCCTTTTCCAAATAAATATAATGCTAAACCTGTTGCTAAAATCCATCCAATAGGTGGAGCTTTAAATTTACTTGGATCTGGAAGTGCCTGCATAATCCAAGCTATAGCAACAATAGATAATGCAACTAAAGGTATAGATGCCATAGCTATTAATAATTGTGAATTTGATACTTTTTGTGATTCTCCTCCAGAAATTGGGGATTTAAATGCTAATACTATTCCTTTCTTTCCGTGAATTACCATTGCAATAGATTTTAAAGACATACTAAATAAATACATTGCAAGTCCTATAGATAAAGTCCATCCTAATGGTGGTGCTTTAAATTCAGAAGGTAAACCTTTCATCATCCAAGCTGTTGCTAAAATTCCAGCTGATAACATAATAATTATTCCCATTGATTTAAATGCTCCAAAACTAAATTTGCCTTTAGTTATCTCCGTTTTACTAGCAATATCGTATACACCTGTTCCAACTTCTTTTTTAAACATATGTAAATAGCCATAAACTCTTGTAAAAGTCATAGAAAAAAACAATAAAGATAATCCAACATTAAATGTCCATCCAATAGGTGGAGCTATAAATTTACTAGGCATCATTTTAAATATCCAAGCAACTATTACCATAGTTAATGCTAATAATGGTAATACAGCAAGAGTACTTCCTATAGATCTTATTAAACCTAATGGTCCACTTGTAGGATCTGCACCTAATACTTTATTAGTAATTTTCATCATTATTAAATTAACAAAATTACCTCTTAGTTGTGTAAATAACATATTAAATGCATATATCATTGGAATAAGAGCAAATGATACTGCTATAGCATTTGATAATTGTATTAAATTTATTTTATTAGGCATTGTTGTTAATATTCTAGCAGTTGCTGAAATAGTCATTGCAATTATTGGTAACATTATCATTGTTCCCATACTAGCTACGCCACTTACAATTGCATTTATACTATTGCCTATTGCTCCAAAAAAACCTCTACCTTTAAAAAGATTACCTACTATTTTAACAATTGCAGCTGTTATAGGAACAAATACTGCAGCAATTATACTAGCATTAAATAATTGTTTTTTAGAAACGTCAGCCATTTGACTTAATATTCTGGATACAGACTGCAAACTCATAGCTATAGCTATCATTGAACCTGCTACTATTACAATGCTACTTGCTGATAAACTATTGCTAGTTTTACTTATGACCATTATTGTTCCAAAAACTGCTAATAATATAACAGTTATAGTCATAATCTGTTCTTTAGATATATTTTGCATTTGGCCAAGACCTTTACCAAAAGCCCAAAAACCTGCGCCTAATAATACAAGAGCTTTTGCAAATTCTCCAATATTGCTTTTACCTTCTTTTGAACCTATAATATCTTTTACTATTCCAGATTCTGAAGTAGATGTAGGAGAAGGAGCGACTTTACCACCAACTGCCTTTAAAATTCCTTTTAATAAATCTGTTTGTGTTTGTAGTTCAGTGACAATAGTTTGAACCCCTTTTACAATATTAGTACTAACATCTAATTGTATTGAAGAAAGACTATTTGATTGTTGCTGACTTATTGCTTCAATCTTATCTAATGCATTAATAATTAGTTGTTGATTAGCAATTATTCTTTTATCACCGCTACCTTTAAATGGCATTTAAATTAAATTATTTATTTTTTAATTTTTCTTTATATTCTTCTTCTTTTTTTCTCCATTCTTCTTCTTTTTCTTTCCATTTTTTCTCATATTCACCTAATATGCCTCCAACATCTCCAGCAAATTCTTTTCCATAATCTTTAACACCAGTACTTATCATAGATCCTATTTTAGGATTTTCTTTAATAATATTTGCAATTCCTAACATTACTCGTCTACCTAATCTTTTAATAGCACTAAAAAATCCACCTCTTTTTAAATCTAATAAAAAAGATTCATTTAAAAAGTTAAATGATTCATCTATAAAAATATCATCTATTTCTTCGACTTCTTCAATTTTATTAACTATAATAATTTTATTATCTTCTATATTAAATTCATTAAATTTTTTAACTTTTAAATCATTAGAACTTAATATAATAGGTTTAATTTCAGTAACTGTTTCTTTAATTTCTTCTTCTTTTTCAATTATTAAAGGCTTTTCGATTTCAAAATCCTTAAATCTTTTTGGTTTATCCATAATAGTAGTTTATTTTATAATACAAAATTTATATTTTTGTTCATTTAATTAATATTAATCAAATCTTTCTGATACAAATATTATTTGTATCAACTGACGAATTATAATCGTCCATAAAATGTTTATTTATAAACATTTCTTTGAAGTATAAACTTCATTTACTTTTATAACTTCATTACCTTATAAGGTGTATAAAAGTTTCTTTTATTATATATTCCATTTTATAATAAAATTTTTGATTTATGTTGTATTTATTTGATCTACATAGTATTCAAATTCATAATACGGTAAATTATTAATTTCACTATTAGTAAAATTAAGATATTTCATTAATTTAAATTGTCCATCTAACAATTTAAATAATGATACCCGAAAGCTATCATTTATTCTTTCAGGTATCGTTTTATTTTTAAAAGTCATTTAAAATTTATTTTTATATTTTAGGAGTCTTAAATTTTGGAACTTTATAAGCATTAGAATAATTTTTCATCATTCCACCATAATTAGGTGAATTTTTTTGTTGATCACCATGTGCTCTTTTTTCTGCATCTTGTTTCTCCTTCAGTAACTCATGTAAATTTTCTAATGTTATTTCATATTCATAATAAGGCATTTGTTCTATTTCACTTGGCTGCATATGCAAATGATAATATAGAGCTAATTTAGCCTTAAAGAAGTTCGTCAGTTGGATCTGAAATAATGAAAAGAGACTTAAGTCCGCCTTGAAATGTTATTGGAACAGTGACCTCCCCTTCACATCTTTCGCATCTTTCAATAAATTCTTGTTTTACACCAAGTTTCATCATATCAGCTAATCGATATATAAGACTATATTTTTTAGTACTCCATCCTTGAAATTCAACATGTCTATCAAATATTTCTTTTTCTGAAAATCCTCTCCAATCTTTTACTAAATAAGGTATTACCTGTAAAAATGATTTATCCCATTTTTCTTTTTTCTCTTCTTTCTTTCTAATATAACTTGTAATTTCTTTCATTACCCCAATAGTAGGTGGAGCCATTTTTAAAGTACCTACTGATTTAGTCGGTATATAATATAATCTATCGTTTTCACTATAATATTTTTCTACAGTATTGTCTTTATCATTATACTGTAAATTATTAGTTTTCATTTCAAATTTATTTTCATGTGTACACTGAGAGCATATAGCAGGAAGAACTAATTTATTTTCTCCTTGTTTAAATGTTAATTCTCTAATCGATAAAATAACATAAATTCTATCTTCTTCTAATATATCTTTATATGATCCTAATTTACCTTGCATTTCAACTCTACAACATGCAACTAATATGTTATTAAGCTTATCATCAATGTCATAAAGATTAGTTTCTTCTAATGTCGAAAAATCTTTTATTTCATTTACTGTAGCAGCTTTCATTAATATTTTCATTCCAAATGGATAAAATCTTCCAGCTGATGGTAAATTTTGTAAAACTAATTCAGTATAACCCATTTGAGTTTTTATTCTCTGTACTTCTTCAGATTCATCTCTTTTAATATTTTTAGCAGAATTTGCTTTACCTAAACTTTTATATCCAGGTTCAACATCATCGTTGTCAACAATAACCTCTTTATTAAGTTTAGTTGTTTCTACATATTCTGCATTATCAATATTATCAGTATTGTCATTAGAACGATTTTTATTTTCTTCTTGTTGTAATAATACTGCTCTTCTTGCAGCTTCTTCCATTTTGTCTTTATTCATAATTTTTAAATTTAAGATATTTTAGATTTTTGTTCTTCAATAATTTTTTTGATATGATCACCAACATAACTTTTTTGTTCTATATTTATTTCTTTATGTATGTGATCTTTAATTAAATCTCTTATATATGATGATGCTGATAAAGGTCTTTTTCCCTCTTCAAGCGCTTTTCTAGATATAATTATATACAACAATTTTAAATCATCTTCAGATATTAATACTTGTATTTTTTTACTTAACTTAAAACAATCTTTTATTGATATATTATTAGTTCCACTACCAACATTTTTATTTTTTAATTTTTCACCAATAGTATAATAATGAGCTATATAATATTGTTCCCATTTAATTCTTTGTGATTCATTTACTGATTTTAAAATTTTCATAGATATATTATCTATACCAAAAAATTTTTTATGACTTTCTAATCTATTTTGACTGTTTTTTGCTGATCCTATATATTTATCTCCATCTGGAAAACTTAATTCATAAATGTATACAACTTTATTTAATTCGTCAAAATCTTCTATTTCATTTAATTCATCTATATTCATGGATTATATTATAAGATTATATTATTTTATTATATATCATCTGCCTCCAGTGAAAAAAAAAGGGATTATAATCCCTTTTTTAAATTTCTTTTATTTATTTTATCATTTATTATTTTCTCTTTAGCTCTTAATTGTTGAATTTCACTAATTAATTGTTCTCTTTCTTTTTTGATTTTAATTTTTTCTTCTTTAGGTAAATTTAAATATATTTGTTTTTCTTTATATAATTCTTTTTCCTTTTCTTTAACTTTTAATTTAATTTTAATTTCACTATTTTTAGCTGTTCTTAATTCATTCTTAATTTGTTCAATTTTAATAGGATCTGTTTCATCTATTAATAATTTTTTAATTAATGTTTTTCGTCTTCTATTTATTATATAATTTCTAACTAATATACCAGATATTGCTCCAAATATAGAAGGTAATCCCAATGCTAATAATGTAAATGATTCATTTATTAATTCATTATTATTTTCAACTATTGTATATTTAACATCAATAGGTTCTTCTGCCTTTCTAATTTTATCATCTACTTTTTTAATTCTTTTTTGCTTTAGTTTTTCAATATAATTCTTAAACCTAGGAAATGTTTCTTTAAGATTATTAAATTTCATTTCATAATATGCCTTTTCATCTCCATTTACCTTTTCTAACATTATTTTTTTAAGCACCATATTAATATGTATAATCATTAATATATCTAATAGTACACCTCCAAATGGTACTAATCCCACTACAAATCCAAATCCAAATTTTTTGGAATTTTCTATAAAATTTTTAAAATACTCATCAAATTCTTTTTGTTCATCATCACTAATTTTAGATCCACTTTTAATTTTTTTCCATATAATTTTTGCATCTTTAGATTTATTATCCTCAACTTTAGGATTTTCTATATGTACTAAAAAATGTTCTACTGAAGTTTCACTATCTTTATTTTTTGTAAAAAAACTTTTAATATCAGTTGATAATCCAGAAATATAATCTTTAAAACCTTCTTCTATTAAATTACTATTTTCATTATAATTTTCATAATCATTTATATACTTCATAATAATGTTTATTTATATTAATCCAAAATCATCTGCATTCGCTATATCCTCTATATCTTTATTACTTCTTAATCCCTTTGGAAAATCCTTATGCTTTATCACCCTAAACTTATCTGCTTTAAATAACTTAAGCCACTCTTTATCACTTAAATTTTCTAAATCTAATTTATAAAACCACCTCCACTTAACCAATTCATTAAGTATTGAAGTCAACTTATTATCACTTAAATCTAATTCTTTTAAATTATTTAAATTTCCTATCTCCTTCGGCAACTCAACCAACTTATTGCTATGTAAATTTAAAGCTGTTAAATTAGTTAAATTACTTATTTCTTTAGGTAACTCAGTTAATTGATTATTATGTAAATATAATTCTGTTAATTCTTTTAAATTTTCAATTTCCTTCGGCAACTCTTTTAACTTATTATTACCTAAATATAAATTAGTTAAATTATTTAAATTACTTATCTCCTTTGGCAACTCTTTTAACTGATTAGTATATAAATTTAATTCTTTTAAATTAGTTAAATTACCTATCTCCTTCGGCAACTCAACCAACTGATTAACACTTAAATTTAAACTTGTTAATTTAGTTAAATTTCCTATCTCCTTCGGCAACTCAACCAACTTATTATTATTTAAATATAATTCTTTTAAATTAATTAATTCATCAACTGAAACTTTAGCTAATTTAGCTATCAATTCTAATCCATTTAATTTAGTTCTTTTAGCTTCATTAATAAAATCTTCATACTCCTTTATATACTTCATAAAATATATTTATTATGCCGCTGGAACTCCTGTATCCTTTGCTCCTGCATCAGCTGGAACTATTCCCATCATAGCATCCTGAGAAGCTTTCTTTTCTGCTTTTCTTTTTTCTATATCTGCTTTTTCTTTTTCTACTTCCTTTGGAGTCATAAATGTAACAATAATATCATTTGAGTTTTCTATAGAAGCTGATTTAACTGTATACTTTCCTTTATCATATAATATAGTATCTAATAAATCTTTTGCGAATGATATATCATTCGTTTTAATTTTTATTTTTCTTTTTATATCATCTATAACCTCATACTTAACATCATCTATTGCATCTAAATCTTTAATTAAAAAATCTGCATCTTTTTTAAAATTTTCACTTTCTATTATATAATCTTCTAATGATAATATATTTTTCATTTTAGTTATTTTTATTTAATTATATATCCCATTTTATCCCATTCAAATTTATAGTTACCTGTTCCAAAACATCTATAATATCCTTTATCATGCATTATCTCCACTTCAGTCATCGATGGATCCGCTCCTTCTTTAACCAATATATCTTTTCTAAATTTAAATCTATTCTCTCTTATGCCATCTACTACCCACCAATAATTCAAACCAGTATGCCCTAAATAGTTAAAACCTAATTTTGTATATAAATTATCTTGCTCATTTGGACTCCAATCACAATCTGCATAACTAATTAGCCGTTCAGGTTTATACTCTTTTATAAAGTGTTTGAATAATCTAGAAGCTCCACCTACAACTGTTGTATTTAATTTATTAGCAAATCTAGTTAATTCATAATCTCCTTCAATAGCCTTCTGTCCTAAATTCTTTCTCAATGATCCAAAGGTCATTAATAATACTAACTCATCATTGTAATATAAACCTAATTTAACAGCTGCATTTGCATTACCTTGCAAATGATTCATATTTAAAAACTCTCTACTATCACTAGAGGACGCCTTTTTAACTATACACTTTCTAGCATATATTTTATTCGGAGATAAATTTAATAAATTTAAAATTCTAGATTTTACTATCTCTTGCTTATTCAACCATAAATCTTCCCATATATGCACTAACTTAACTCCCCTTTCTTTAGCTAATACTGTCTTATCTAAATGATAATCTTTAGGTTTATTAAATTCATTATGCCAATATACTCCATTATGTTCAAACCCTATTTTATAATCTTCAATATAAACATCTATCTCATTACCATTTAAAATTGTTCTATCTTTTTTTGTTTCTATATTTAAACTCTCTATAAACTCTTTAATCTCTTCTTCACTCTTACTTGTATAATTAACACTTGAATAAAGAGGATTACATATTGTACATAATTCATTATTAAATTTATATCTTTGATGCAACAGATGTATATTTATATTTTTATAATCTTTGCATTCACTACAATAAAAATCTAATGTTCCATTTTCATATACCTCTTTAATATTTAAACTATTATAACGTTCTCTTATTTGTTTATCATATTCTTTAAATTTTATTTCCTTATATTTATCAGATAATAAATAATGATTTACTCCGTATTTTTTATTATGCGTTTCTTTAATTTTTTCTTTAATATCTTCTCTTTGAAAATTATATTCAACATTATAATTTTCAAGATTTTTAATTTTAATTTTATCTATTATATCTCTATTTCCAAATGGACTTTCATTTCCATATCGCTCTAAATTAGTTTCTTTAATTTTATCTCTTATTATTTCTGATGATAAATGACTTTCATTTCCATATCGCTCTAAATTAGTTTCTTTGATTTTATCTCTAACTTCTTTACTTTTTAAAGTATAATTTACTCCATATCTTTTAATACACGTTTCTTTAATTTTTTCTGATATTTCAATACTTTGTCTTGGATTATCAACTCCATATCGTTCTAAACATGTTTCTTTAATTTTATCTCTAACTTCTTTATTTTTTAAAGGATTATCGACTCCATATTTTTTAATACATGTTTCTTTCTTTTTTATTTCTATTTGTTTTCTTAATTCTGAATCATTAGTAGCACATTTAGTAGAACAATAATTACTATAGCCTTTATCTATTCCGGAAAAATTACATTTATTTATTTTACATACTCTACATATAGGTATATCTAAAGTATTATTTAAAAAATGCCATATTTTTTGCATAAATACTAAATTATAATCTTTAGTATAATCTACTATTTTTAAATACAGATCTAAATATCTTTTTTTTACACTTACTTCTTTTATGTAAGGACCTTTTAAATTCAATAATATATCTTTATAATCTTTCATATAAATAAAATGGTTCATATAATTAATTATATGAACCATTTATTAAATGTTTATGTTATTTTAAACCATTAAGTTAACTCTTCTGTCCAGTGATCACATCTAAAATTCATTGTAAGTTCCTGTGGGTCACTTGATTCATAATCTAAAGAATCCATAGCTTCTGGATTTCCAGTAGGAAAAACGTCTTCAAATGTTATTTTTCTGAAAATATCACCTTTTCTATTATACATAACTACAATCATAGTACCTACATATTCAACTTTTAGTCCCATTTCACCAGTTAATGGGTTATAGATAAGAGCATACCAATCTCTTAATTGTTTATAAAGGTATAATTCATTAGAAGTGTTAACGTTTAATGTAAATACAATACTAAGACTTACTGCTGTTTCACTTGGCATTCCTGCAAAACTTCTATCAGCAAACTTATATTTTTGTCCTACTGAATCTACAGCTGGATTAACGCCTTGCAAACCTCCAATACTTTTAACATGCTCTAAAATTAAAGCAGAATCATGATTTAAAGGAGTCATTAAAGTTACCTCAAATAAATTAGGATATACTGGTTCATACATATCCCTTGATGCTTTTGATTGATTATAATGTGGAAATGGACACATAGTTTATTTCTTTTTTTTATTTAATTATATATCACTTATTCAAAACAATTTTTTAGTTATTGAATACTTTTATTTATAATATATATTGAAAGTTTTTAGCTTTTTTTCCATTCAAATTTATAATTTCCTGTTCCAAAACATCTATAACATCCTCTATCATGCATTATTTCCACTTCAGTCATCGAGGGATCTGCTCCTTCTTTAACCAATTTATCCTTTCTGAACTTAAACCTATTTTCTCGAATTCCATCTACCACCCACCAATAATTAAGTCCTGTATGCCCTATATATTTAAACCTTAATTTAGTATATAAATTATCTTGCTCATCAACCGTCCAATCACAATCTGCATAACTAATTAGCCGTTCAGGTTTATACTCTTTTATAAAATATTTAAATAAACGACTGGCTCCTCCTATTACACTAATATTCAATTTATTAGCAAACCTAGTTAATTCATAATCTCCTTCAATAGCCTTCTGTCCTAAATTCTTTCTCAACTTACCAAAGGTCATTAATGATACTAATTCATTATTATAATATAAACCTAATTTAACAGCAGCATTAACATTACCTTGTAAATGGTTCCTATTTAAAAACTCTCTACTATCACTAGAATTAACGGTTTTAATTATACACTTTCTAGCATATATTTTATTCGGAGATAAATTTAAAAGATTTAAAATTCTAGATTTAATTATTTCTTGTTTAGTTATCCAATCATCTTCCCATATATGCACCAACTTAACTCCCTTTTCTTTAGCTAATGCTGTCTTATCTAAATGATAATCTTTAGGTTTATTGAATTCATTGTGCCAATATACTCCATTATGCTCAAAACCTAAATTATATAAAGGTATAAATATATCTATTTCATCTCCATTTAAAATAGTTCTATCTATTTTTGTTTCTATATTTAAACTTTCTATAAATTCTCTAATTTCATTTTCTTTACCACTAGATCTATAACTATTTAATGGATTACAATTAAGACAAGGATTAATTGAATATACATTAATTCTTTGATGAAGTAAAAAAGAATTGATATTATAATTTTTATTACATTTATTACAAATAATATCTATAGTTCTATTTTTATTTATTTTAATTATATTTAAATGATTATATTTGTTTTTAATATATGTTTCATATTTCTCAAATAATGTTTCTTTTCTTTTATCAGTTATTATTTTGTTTTGTTGTGGATGATTAACTCCATATATTTTATTCCAAGTTTCTTTTCTATTTTTTAAAAAATCTTCAGTTTTAAATATACTATCTTTACCATATCGTTTAATATATGTTTCTTTTATTTTATTTTGAATTTTTTCATTTGATATAAAATTTTCACCATATTTTTCTTTTAATGTTTCTTTTCTTTTATTAATAAAATATTCACTTTGAAATAAATTTTCTGTTCCATATTTTTCTTTTATTTTTTTATATCTATTATCTTTTACTAATTGATCATTTGCTGCACATTTTTTTGAACAATATCCAGTATAATTAAATTTATTTGGATTAAATTTAGATTCTACTGAATTACATATTTTACAATTTGGAATTTTTAAAGTATTATTTAAAAAATGCCAAAGTTTACGAGAAAAATTAATATTTAATAATTTCGTATATAAAATAATTTCTTGATATATTTCAGAAAAATTAATTTTTATTTTATATTCTGTTCTTTCTTTTCTAGAAAGTTTTAATATTTCTTTATTCATTTTTCCATTCAAATTTTAATGAACCACTATCATATATTCTATAAATTTTTCTAGACATCATTATTTCATGTTCTGTCATATTAGAATCATAACCTTCTTTAACTAATACATCTTTCCTATAATTAAATCTATGTTTTTTAATTCCATCTACTACATACCAATAATTTGGAGGTGTATTATTTATAAAATTGAATCCTAATTTATAATAAAGATTTCCTTTACTCCAACTCCTATCAGCATAACTAATTATTCTTATTGGATTATATTCTTTAATAAAATGTTTAAATAAGCGATCAGCACCACCAATAACATTAGTATTTAAAATTGTACAGAATCTAAGTAATTCATACTCATTTTCAATTGAAATTTGTCCTAGTGCTTTTCTTAATACACTAAATGTCATTAAACTAACTAATTCATTATTATAATATAGCCCATATTTTATTTTAGATGGAGTATATCCTTGTATGTGATTTTTTTCTAAGAAATCTTTTTCTTCTTTTGTATTAATTTCTTTTATATCACATTTTCTAGCATATATTTTATTATCAGATAAATTTAATATATTTTTTATTCTAGATTTAATTATATCTTTTTTATAATACCAATCATCTTCATATATATGTATTAATTTTATATTATTATTTTCAGCTAATTCTGTTTTTTCTAAATGATAATCTTTATCCTTTTGGAGTTCATTATGCCAATAAATTCCATTAAATTCAAATCCTATTTTTAAATCAGGTAAATATATATCTATTTCTTTACCATTTAAAAATATTCTTCTATTTAATTCTAATGTATTATCATATATTTCACTTATAAATAATTTTAAACTATTTTCAGGTTTTGATAAATTTAATTGATTACAATTTGTGCATGTTTCCTCTTTATTATATCTATATCTAAATAAATCTCTACTTATTTTATATGATTTTTTACAATTGTTGCACATAATAGTGAAAAAATCTCTTTCAATAAGAAGTATTTGTTTATCTGGATATGTTTTTATTATATTTTCTTTTCTTGTTTGTAGTATTTTATATTTAATATTTTCAACTTTATTTGGATTATCTTCTCCATATAGTTCTATCATTGTATTTTTAAATACATCTTTAACTATTTCCGATTGCCATGGATGATTAGTTCCATAACGTTCTTGGGATGTTTTTTTATATGACTCTTTCCAACTATCTATATTTTCTTTGAATGATTCTATTCTTTTTTCTTGTATCTCCTTTAATTGGGCTACATTTTCTACACCATAACGTTCTAAATTAGTATTCTTTAACTTATTTTGAATATCTTGTTTTTCTTCTTCGGATTTATTTAATTTAGTATTACTTAATTTATCTTTTATATTCTGTAATTTATTTGGATTATCAACTCCATAACGGTTTAGACTAGTTTTACGTCTAGATTCTTTCATTTTTTCCTTTAACTCTGGATCATTAACCATACATTCTTTTGAACAGTATCCTGTATATCCAATATCTAAATTTTTAAAATTAGAATCTTTATTATTACATACTTTACACTTGGGAACTTCTTTTATTTTATATATGTAGTGCCATATTTTTTGTAAAAAACTGATATCTAAATCTAAATAACCATTTATCAATTCATACTTAATTGGATAATTTTTCTTTACACTGCGTTCTTGTAATAAATTTCCTTTTAATTCTATAATATTTTCCATAAACTATTTTATTATTATATGAAATAAACTAAATATGTTTCGATAATTAATTATGTTTCAACAAATGTATCTAAAAATTTAATATAAAACAAAGAAGCCTAATAAAATTAATTTATTAGGCTTCTTTAAGTTATTAGTTATCTATTAGATAAACTCTCCAGTTGAAATAGCACCAGTCTTAAGAACAGTTGTTCTGTGAACAAGAATTTCCAATCCCTTTACTGGTTCAACATATGTATCTAGTATACCTATATTTTTGTCTATTACATCAGGAGTATTATTTGTTTCATCCATAATGTTTCTAAAATCGTATACACCGTTATCTGCTTGAATTTGTCTCATAAAGTTATCAGCAAGTGTTTTAATTTCTAATCTAGTTTGTGCAGTATTAAATTCAAAAATAAAGTTTTTAAGAATTGCTGCAATACCATCTTGAATATAAATTAATACTTCTCTTACATGAATACTAGAAAGAGCAGACTTGATATTTTGTTGAGCTGTTTTATTACCAAAGATTACAATACCTGTACCGCTTTGGAAAATAATTGGGTTAAGTCCGAAAGGTTCAATCCAATCTCTATCTTCTTTAGATAAATTATATTCTAATCCAACTAAACCTCTTCCACCTACTACACCTCTTCTAGGACCTGCAACAATTGCCCAAGGTACTGAAGATGTATATTTTTCTACGAAGTTATTTGACACATAACCAGCAGGAGGAATAGCTAAATTTTTACCTCTATCTCTTACTAATACATAAGGAATATAAAAACCTGCATAATTTGATCCTTGTTCAACACCTGGAAGAGTATATACTACTTTAGGATTTTTAGTTAAATCTCCACCTTCAGAAATCATTTTGGTATCAAGTAAACCTTGAGCATCTAAGAATGAAGGATCTGTAGATTCTTTAAAATCTTTTATTGCTGGTGCATTAAGAATTGCAAATGCATTTTGTCTAGTTTTAGCTAAGTTACAAAGAACTGCTTTAGAACCTGATTCAATACCTAATCCAAATGAATCAACAATATATCTAAAAGTTATATTATCTTTATCTATAAGAGCTTTATATAATTTTGTTCCAGATATAGTATCGTATAAGATATTATTTTGTTGTTCCATAGAACCATCTGGTAAATGATAGCTAGTATAAGTAAATCCATTTAATGAAAATAAAGTATAATAATCAACCCAATCTCCAATTTTGCTATATACTTCAACTGAAGGAACAGCATTTACAGTTTTAAATAAAACTTTACCTACTGTTGTAACTGTTAATGTAGTAGCATTTTGTGAAATTCTAACTATTCTAGTTAATCTAGAAGGACCTGTTGTACCACCATCATCGGCTACTATATATTTACCTACTGCTAATTTATTTGCATAATCAGAATGTACTTCAATAACATTACTTAATGATGTAGCAGTTGCAGGTATAGTTGAATTTAATGCTCCTTTTAAAGTTTGAATTACTAATGTATCTGTTGCAGCAGGAGTATCAGTATTATCAAAAAATACTTCAGAGAAATTAAATGTTCCTTGAGTTACAAAACTTGAATCTTCGTATCCTTCAATTTTAGCAACTGGAATTAAATAATTTGTATCAGTAATAGCTCCACTTAAATATAAACCTCCATATACTATAGAATCAAATGTAGTTATAGTACTATCAATATATAATACTTCTGCAGCTTGTGGATCTCCACTACCGTCTGCATCCCATATCATTTTATCTCCATCTGTAATTGTTCCTTGTTCAACGCTAGTATACATATCATTTGAATATGCTGCTATAATTGAATCAGCAGGTGCTGCAACTAAATCATCAACTAAAAAGTCAATATCTGTATAATTAACATATTTAAGATCATTTCCTGATAGAGCAGTATCAAATGATGTTTCAGTAATTCCTCCTACTACACTTACTTCAATTAATGCAGTTGTTGCAGTTACCTGTTTAGTAATAACTGGTACAAATTCTCCACTATCTGCTTGTAAATAAGAACCTAATATTCTAGGAGATAATTCATTTTCTCTAAATTCTTCTTGTGCAACAATATTATAAAATGTTGCATTAGTTGAACTATCAACACTTATTAAAAGATTTCCAGATGATGCTAATACTGGATTTAATCCTGTACAATCATTTATAGCTTTTAATGTTACTGATTTCTTAGCATAATCTAAATTAGCTTTAATTGTTTCTTTATAAGAAAGAAAATCTATTGTTGTAGGTTGTTCCCATTCTAAATTATGTCCAATTAAATCTAATCCACCATCTACTCCTGAAAGTAATTCACCACTATCATATGCTTCTTTATTAATAGAACAAAATAATCCTGTTTTAGAAGTTTCTGTATTAATAATTGTTTCAATGAATAGATTATTACTATTTAAATCAATAAAATCTGGAATTAAACATCCTGTATAAGTTGCAATATGATTTACTTCTGGTAAATTTAAGAATGCTTCAAGAGATGTATCAGTCGAATCTGCTACTGATACTTTTCTTTTTATACCTCTAGATTTATCAAAATAACTAGCAAATAAAGGATCTGATGCTAATCTTTCATATGGAGTTGTATCAGTTGATTTAGGACCAAAATCTCCTTCAATAACTATTACATCAATCATAAAATCTGATATATAATCATCTTTGTGTAAAAACTCAGGTATATTAGATATACCATACCATTCTTTAACAGTAATATCAAAACCACTTATAAAATCTGCTCTTTTAACAATTACAGTTAAAGGCTTTTTATCGATATTTGTTAAATTAAATAATTTATTTCCAGATGAAGTAACATTTTTAATAAATGCTTCTGTATCAGGAAACCAAAATTTATCTCTATTGAAAAATCCTGCAAATAAATCTGATGATTTTGTATCATTAATTTGTGTTGCACTAGTTGAAAATACAACATCTTCAATTTTATCAGCATTTCCTTCTGAATCGTCATTATTTAATCTTAATAAATTAAGAGCTAAAATTGGACCTCTTTCTAAAGCAGCTAAACATGTTCTGTGAAAATAAGAACCTTTTCTTTCTAAAGTTCTATCTATACTTCCATATACATCGCTAAAAAAGCCAGTATCTGATACATAAATAGGCGTATTGAAAGGGCCTTTCTTACTAAATCCAACGATCATTCTAATTTGCTCAGCAGGTATAGAAACTGTTTGAGATTTATCAAACTCAAATCTATAGGTGCCGGAACTACGAAGCGATGCAATTTGTGGTGATATTGCCATAATTTTTAATTTTTTTTATTTTTATTATATATCATCAACAAACTTTAAAAATTAAAAATTATAGAAATAATTTATTAATTTGTATTAATGTAATTAAATTTTAAATTACCTGTTCCAAAACATCTATAATATCCTTTATCATGCATTATCTCCACTTCAGTCATTGATGGATCCGCTCCTTCTTTAACCAATTTATCCTTTCTGAACTTAAACCTATTTTCTCTTATGCCATCTACTACCCACCAATAACTAAGCTCTGAATGCCCTATATATTTAAAACCTAATTTTATATACAAATTATCTTGCTCATTTGATGTCCAATCACAATCAGTATAACTAATTACTTGTTCTGGTTTGTATTCCTTTGTAAAATAATTAAACAAACGACTTGCACCTCCTGTAACAGATATATTCAATTTATTAGCAAACCTTAAAAGTTCATATTCTCCTTCAACTGCCTTTTGTCCTAAATTCTTTCTTAATGATCCTAACGTCATTAATGATACTAATTCATTATTATAATATAAACCTAATTTAACAGCAGCATTAACATTACCTTGCAAATGGTTCCTATTTAAAAACTCTCGACTATCACTAGAGGACACCTCTTTAATTATACACTTTCTAGCATATATAGTTTCATTTAAATTTAATAGCCCTTTTATTCTTGACTTAATAATATCTTTTTTATAATTCCAATCATCTTCCCAAATATGCACCAACTTAACTCCTTTAGATTTAGCTAATAATGTTTTATTTAAATGATATTTATCATCTTTATATAATTCGGAATGCCAATAGACACCATCTACTTCAAATCCTACTTTATAATCTTCTATATAAATATCTATTTCATTATCATTTAAAATGGTTCGATCTTTTTTTGTTTCTATATTTAAACTTTCTATAAATTCTCTAATTTCATTTTCTATTTTACTTTCAAAAGAATTTGAATAATATAAAGGTTCACAATTTAAACATGTATTTTTATTTATTAATGATCTTTTATGAAGTAAATAGCTTGTTATAGTATATTCTTTATTACATTTATCGCATGTTATAGTAACATTTAAATTATTATCAATATTAATAATATTTAGAGTATTAAATTTATTTAAAATATCATTTTTATATTTATTTTTTAATTTTGATTTATAAAAATTAGATTGAGTTATAAATTCAGTTCCATATTTTTTTAAACATGTTTCTTTTGATTTTTCTTTTATTTGTTCTGATTGTAATACATGATTAGTACCATATTTTTCTAAGCATGTTAATTCTCTTTTTTCTAAACTTTCTTTTGTTACATTATGAAACTGATTATATCTTTTAAAATTAGTTTCTTTTATTTTTTGTTTAATTTCATTATTTCTAAATACATTATCACTTCCATATTTTTCAGTTAAAGTTTTTATAGATTTTTGTTTAATTTTTATATTATCAAAAACATATTCAACTCCATAACGTTCTAAATTAGTTTCTTTAATTTTTTCTCTTATCTTTTTAACAGATAATATTTCTTCATTACCATATTTTTCTAAACATGTTGATTTTCTTTTTTCTATTGCTAATTTACTTTGACTTGGATTTATTGTTCCATATCTTTCTAATGAAGTTTTTCTAATTTTATTTATAGATAATTGTTTTGAACATTCATTTGAACATGATGTATAACCAATAGAAATAGATCTAAATTTTTTTAAATTATTTTTACATATTTCACATATAGGTATTTCACATATATCATTTAAATATAAATAAAGAATTTCTTTAAATTGTATTTTAGTAAAATTATATTTTGTAATAAAAATATTTAAATCATTTAAAATTTCTGGTTCAAATTTTTCGAACCATTTTTTATTCATTCTAGTTGATAAAAAACGATTATTTATTTTTATTATATGCAGTAATTTATTTTTCATTTAAAAATTTTATATTATATGCATATTTATCAGTTTGTTTTTAAAATAAAAAAGTCTATATTTCTATAAACTTTTAAATTACTATAACTTTATTTAAATTTTAAAATATTTATCTTTTATTTTAAATGATAAATTATATTCATGCATAAAGTTTTCTTCACCTATATTTTTTATAGTATCTTCTTTCCATTTTTCATTTCTTTGTGGATGATCATACCAATAAACTTTTTTAACTTTAAATATTTCAGAATCTTGTACAAATTTATAAAATAAATCAAAATGAATATCTGAAGACATAATAATTATTCTAGAATTATTAATTGAAGCATATAATGGTACTATTTCTTTTATTAAAATTTTTTTATTATTATCAGACATGTTAGAAATATTATCAATTATAAAAATATCATAAAGTTTACCTTTATAATTATTACTATTTACTAATTGTATACTTGAATTATTATCGAATTCTATTACTTCTGATGTGCTTTTTATAATACCTGGTTTCAAATACATAGGTAATTTAGAATAAAAAATTTTAAATTTATTAAATAATTCTCTACCAATTTCATGTTTAATTGAAAATAAAGCTATTTTTTTTTGTTCAAATACTGCAAAATATAAAGATAATAATGTATTTAACATTGAAATTCCCATTTGTCTAGAACTTAATAATATTGAAAATCTATTTTCATTCCAAAATTTTAAAATATCTTTTTGATATTCATATAAATTAATATCCAATTTTGATATAAAATATTCAATATCTTTTCTACATTTATAATATTCATCTAATTCATCATAATCTAAAACATATTTAAATTTACTATTTTTACTATTAGGTATATTTCTATAACAATATTCATTGCTATTTATACTATTTTTATTTATATAATTCATAACCATTTTTATTTATATATTAACAATAGAGTCAGAAAAAATTTAAAAATTAATTTTTTCTGACTCTATTGTTAATTTTTTTAATAGTTAGTTACTTTTAAATAATATCATAAATATCGAAAAATAAACTACCATCTTCTCCTTTAGATCCCTTATTTAATTCTTTATCAACTAAATCTTGAATATCTTTTTCTATTATTTCATATAATTCTTCTGCAAAATCTGAGAAATCCATAGTAGAAAAGAATTCATTACTGGTTATGCAAGACATTATTAAATCATCGTGTCCCTTCATTCCAGCATAGGATCCAGCTGGAGTTTTTCCAAATTGTTTAGCTTCTTCTATTGTATTAAATTCAAATAATTGTATTCTATTTTCTCTAATTGATTTTTTAAATTTTTGACATATTATAGGTTTATTATCAGTTTTAATTCTTAATCCAAAACTAGGAGTCTTTGCGTCATTTCTATGTTTAAATTTTACTATCATTTCTTCATCAAATTCATTTCTAGATGGAAAAATAGTTTGTAAATTTTTAATTAATTCACCACCAAAAGTATTCCATTCTATTATTATTTTTATATTTTCTGCATAAAAAATATCAAAAATTAAAGTATATAATATTTTAGCATATTGTTCAGGAGAATGTTCATTACTTCTAAATACTCCTATTTGTTTTAAAGCAAAAAAGTCCATAAAAGAGCCAGGCTGTTTTAGATGTTTAAACATATCTTTATCTAATAATTCTAGTTTAAAGATATTTATTACAGCATGATCTCCAAAATTACCAGCAGATAAATCACAACTAAATAACCAATAATTTTCTTCATTACCTATTTCATCAATATCAAATTTTGGATGCCATTTCAAAAATATTTCATAAGGTATTTCTAAATCTTCTAATTCATCAAATTGATGTGATATAAATTCTACTTTTGCATTTTCTAATTTTTTAAGTTCTCCTGGACCTAAAAGTAAATTATCTCCTGATATAAATTGATTACCATATTGTCTATTAAATGCATCTTCACCACCTAAATTAGAAATTTCTTTTCTCATCCATTCATTATCTCTTCCTGGAACCTCCCACCAATCAACTCTAAAATCTTTAAATTCATTTTGTTTTCTAACAGCTCCATCATAAATATCATGAAACTTATTAAATCCATTTGGTGTACTAGTAATAATAATTCTAGATATTTGTGAAGACGATAATGTAGGAAATACATTTTCATAAAAACTATGTACAAAATTAGGATGTATGTGAGCAAACTCATCTAAAAATAAAAGGTGAATAGTAAAACCTATACCTGCTTTTTTAGTAGTAGATTGAGCAACAATCCTACAGCCATTATCAAATTTTAAATTAAATACATCATTTTTTAATAATCCTGGTTTCATAAAAAATGGTAAATTATCTAATATAACTTTTGCTTTATCTACAATTTCTCTCGTCGTGGCACCTTTATTCGATAAAATTAAACAATTCTTATCAAAATTAAATAATACGTACCATGCTATATAAATTGACGAACATATTGTTTGACTTGAAAGTATACCATTAGTATATAATCTATGATTTGGATGATTTACTGTAACATCAAACATACCTATTTTATTGTTACTTTTTGATATACTAATAATTTTTTCTAAACCATCGACTGTTATTATTTCCGTATTTAATTCAAGTTTATCGAAAGATATTTTATTATAATTTTTATCATAAACTTTATGTAAATCAGCGCCTTCTAAAATTTTACCTGACTCTGTTATTATTGTCCATACTTTATAAGGTTGAGTATTATGAAGATATTGTAATTCTTCATATCCAGTATCAGTTAAAACTTGTATATATGATAACTTAATAGATTTAATTATTTTTTTAGATATATTATTTTCATCTAAATCTAAATTTCTATACTGTATTTTTTCTATTAATTCTATTAAGTATAAAATTATTTTTTTTAATATTTTTTTTATCATTATTTATTTTTATTTTCTATAAATTCTAAGCAATTATTTATTACTAAATCAGGATCTTTATAATATTCTAATTCATTTACATGATATACTTCATATCCTGATCTTAATATTGCATCATCTCTATCTTTTTCTCTTTTATTATTTTCGGGATTATTTTTATGATAATATACACCATCAAATTCTATAATTTTATTTATATCTTTTATAAAAAAATCTGGTAAAATTATTCTATTACATAATCTTAATCTATATTCTGAATTAGTACCATCATCTAAAATAATTTTATTTTTATTTAAAGTTGCAAAATATATCTCATTATATTTATCTTTTATAATTTCATATAAAGAAATAAAAAGTTTCTGTGATACTTTAGAATAACTACTTACTTTAAAATTATTACTCCATCTATTTATTTTTAAATTCCATTTTTCTATACCTATTTCTTCTCCATATTTATTTATAAAAAAATTTAAATCTCTACACTGAATTTTAGAAATAATATTTTTTGCTTCTTCTAAAGAAAAACCTCTTCGTATCCAATATTCTTTATGTATAGGCATAACTCTATTTTTCATAAAATACTTATAATTATCTTTTTTCATAATAAAATATTCTTCATCTGTTAAATTAGGATATCTCTTTTTATAAAACTCAATAGAAAATGGACTAGTCTCTTTACGTTTTTGCTCAGTAGTTTTACTTTTAGACATAATGTTTCCTTCACCTTTCATTCTATCAGAAATCCATTTTCTCCATTTATCTTCTTTCATATGTTTACCTCCATTTATAGTTGTTGCCGCTTTATCACTAGGTATACATAATAATGCATCTACACCAAAATCTTTTCTATAATCACTATTATTTTTATCGGGATGAAATCTTTTGAAATGACCACTATATATTCTTTTAACAGCCATTCCACAATATTTACATATAACATAATCTGTATTTTCTATACTGTTTAATTTTAATTTTTCCGATTCTTTATAAGCACCATAAATACCTTTACATTTATTTGAACAAAATTTAGCACTTATAGTAGAAGAGTTAAATTCATTTTTACAATGAATGCATTTTATTTTTCTAATTATATTTGACATTTTTTATTTATATATTAGATATAGTACTAGCTTCTTGATAGATAAGAATATGTTTTATATAAATAATATTTAATTTTATCTAAAAAAGATAATGTTTTATTTGTTTTAGATATAACATAATATAATTCAAATATAGGAAGTGTATAAGTATTATCTTTATTTTTAAATTTACTTAAACTATTAATTAAAGTAATATCATTTAACTTTATAGTAATTAATATATTATGGAAAAAACATTTCCCCGTTTGTCTCGCCGCGAGGCAGATACTGAAGCGATTATCAACAAAATGTCTAAGCATTTTTTCTTGATAATCTCTTAATACAATTGTTCTAAGACCTTCATCGGTCATTACTGTACAATACTTATTAGCAAAATATACTATATCTTTAGCACATTTTCTTATTTCACTTATTTCAAAATCT